CCCGTGCGATGTGTGCGGCGAACCGGCCATGACCAAAGATGGCGGACAGCTTCGTTGTCCGTCGTGCTGGCTCCGGGAACAGGGGCAAAAAATAAAATCACTTGACCGGGGCGGATATTATCCGTAGGTTTTCGACATCGTTTTCTAACGAAAGGAAGCCGAACAGATGAAAAAACGAATTCACATAAACCAGCACGTCATCCGGGCCAACAAAAAGAATGGCACGAACGACCCGGCAATCACTGTGAAAACATCCAAAAATAATTACTATGCCAGCCGCGTAGAGATCGACGGGCCATCGTCTGTTGTTTACTCACCGGACAGGCCGCTTTCATGCGGCGCTCGCGTATGGGTGGAAACTGACGACACAGTAATGATCTACACAAACGACGATATAAAGGTGGTGGCATGACAAAACAAGCCACGCTAGTCGATCACGAAAGAATGATCCACAACATTGTTAGCGTCTATCGTGACGCCGACGAAACACAGCACGCAGAAGGTTTGTTGTGGTATGATAACGCACAGAAGGCGGCATATCTCATCGCGTTAAAATATGATGTTGCGGTTTACATTGTGGCGGCAGTCATCGCGGCGCTTTCACCTAACAACAAATGGTCACGCAATGTCACGAATGCTGACGCACTGATCGGCGCGTTTATCAGCGGCGATGGTCTCTTGTCGGTGAAGGTCTCGACCTACAACAAGATGAAGCAAAAGGCTTGGGATATTTTGGCGGCGCGTCCGGACTACGACGGGGCAAAACGTATGCTGAAAGGTCAGAAAATCACGTCCTTCTTTTGTGACATCATGGGCGAGTTCAACGTGACAATTGATGGCCACGCACGAAACATCGCTTATGGTGAGCGCATCGGATTGACTGACGACCGGACAAACATTGGCGTCCGTGAATATCGCGCTCTTCAAGCCGCGTATGAAGAAGCCGCACGCCGCGTCGGTCTCATGCCCTACCAGCTACAGGCAATCACTTGGCGCGTCTGGCGCGACCGGCACGGCATCAAATGACAAACGGGCCGACGCTAATGTGTACGTTTTGGGGATTGGCTGGCGCTTCCTGCCGCGTTCGGGGGCGGGGCAACGGGCTGATCGACGGGCGCGGCGAGTCGCGGGGCTGCGTCCAACCACTGCCGGGGCTGCGACAACTTTTCCCGGCTCCGGACTTCAACTAGTGCAAAACATGTGCAATGATTCGACTACCAACAACGCATGAACAAAGGAGAACTAATCATGCTTGACTTAGTAAACACAGAAACTGTCGCCGCCGATATGGCTATCAAACGCGGTGATGAAATATATTCGATCCACAACAACCCGGCGGATGTCGGCTTGTTCTCGAAATTCGCAAAGGTGGAACGGGTGCCGATCGAAGCCGGGTGTCCTGCTGCCGGGTATGGTGATGCGGACATATTAGATTGCCGCCCTATCACGGGTTATTCGGCGCTTTACAACCGGGCCACCGATGCGCTGCTAGATGTCCGGCCAGTGTCCCGGCACTACGCCCTAATTCCACACGACTCGCTTTTCGAGAAACAAGCCGCGCTGCTGGCTGAATCTGACCTGCCCGACGATAACGTCACGGTAACTGATCGAATCTATGGCTATGGTAAACGGGTACATCGGACGGTAGTCTTTCACGAGCTTGCCACCGAACATCCGACCCGAACCGGCCAGACTGATCGCGTCGAGTGCCGGATGGATATCTTCAACAGCGTCGACATGTCGTGGGCCTTTCAGGTGTTCTCGGGTGCCTATCGTGACTTGTGCCGGAACTCGCTAGTCTTTGGCGGGGCGAAATCGTACCACCAGCGGAAGATACATAAGGGGCATATTTCCGTCGATGCTATGATCTCTAAAGCCGGGTTCGGTCTCGATATGTGGATGAACAACCGGCACCAGATGGAAGTGTGGCGGAATTCGCATTGCTCTGAATTCGACTTTCAGCGGATGCTAAAGCAATCGATTTGCCGCAAGAATACCCGGGCGGCAAAGCATGACGAAAAGCTGGCAATCAACGAGTCGAAACTGAACTGGCTTCTTGAGCGGTTCAAGGAAGAGACACCAGAGCTGGGTAATACCTTGTGGGCAGCTTACAACGCCCTGACGCACTACGCCACGCACTTGCCGGGAACTCACACCCGGAACTCGAACAAGGAGCTTGTTGCCACCCGGCGCAACGACGAGGTCCGGGCCGTGATCGAGGGGGACTTCTGGCGCGGCCTCGAACGAGAGGCGGCATAATTGGAAGCACTGTTAATTATCTACCGCTTGGCTGTTGTCTGCTTCCTGATTCTTCTGATTTCAGCCATCATGTCTTTCTAGCAACGAAGGGAAAGAAAAATGAGAGAACTACCGAAAGAACTTGTCGACGAAATCCGCGCTCTTGCGGATAAGTTTGAACTTACGATCCGGGCGGACGAACGCGACCGCTTGATCTCTAAGATGCGCGGCACCCTATTTGCCGAACAACTTGGGGACGCACTGGCGGACGACACGCCGCCGCTGCCGGAATCGGTTCCGCAGCCGAACGGTAATGTCGACCTGACTACAACCCATTACTGTGCGATCCGGTGGATGTCACAGGGCTTCATCGCTGTGCCTACGCTTGCCGGGCATATGGGTGTGAAGAAACAGTCGGTCTATGCTTATCTGTCGGATATCAAGAAAGCCGGTTATGACCTTGAGATAAAATCGACGGGTAATCGGCGGGGCGGATACCGGAATATTTACAGGCTTGCGCGTCCGGCATAAAAATCGTAGAACTTAGGGGCTGGCGCTTTTGCCAGCCCTTTTGCAAATGGAGAACTACAATGCAAAGCACGATCAAGAACGAACTGACCACCTCTGAAGCCGCCGATGTTTTCGCTGTTACCGAACACGAAATCCGCGTGTTGCGTCATCACCTCGATGCGATCCAGAACCAGATCCGGGGCTTAGAGTCGTTCATGGATTCTATGGGTTTCACCAGCTTTATTGGTAGCTCTTCCCCACGTTCGATCAAAGTGGGCAAGTTTAAGGTGACCACCGAAGACTGATCACAACAACCAGTTTCCTCCCCAACTCCCCCGGTCATAGTGCCGGGGGTTTTTTTGTGGGCGGGTGCCGGATATATCCCTTGCGGCTTGTATCGGCGGGATATTTCGGCGGGTTGCTTGTTCGGGTATTGCTGCGATTTTGGATCGCCAGTGTTTCACTGAAAAGTAATCGGCATGACAAACTGGCTAACGCGTGCGGGGGCGTGCTGGTCACATATGCGGGATGGATTAGGGATATCAGACAGGGGGGGCGGTGTGAGATAGCTGGGCGACCTTGGCAAGGTCCACTTTGAGGGCGATAATAGTCCCATTTCGGCCATAAATTGATGAGGCCAAGATCGATCCGCTGTAATCGTTGCTGACTGGGCATCACAGACAAAGAGAAATATTCCGCGCGGGCGCGCGGGCGCATGGGCCACCGGGGACCCCCCCGCATGTGCATACAATCCCGCCAGCAATTTTGTTTTTTTGAAGTAATCGGCATACGTAAAAACGTAGACCGTTAGGAAAGACCAAAACGTACACCCTAAAAGGGGGACCCTCCCTTCCTTACTGGGCCACTTCTGCGGATATGGATGTATATCCCGGCGGGTCTTACACGCAGTGTACTGTCAGATTTCGGATTTGTCAAGAAAAAAAGTTGACAACACCGAAAATAGCCTCTATACTTGTGATATTATGAATTTACTTCCACAAAAATCCGTAAAAGAACGCGAATTGACGCCCCAACAGCGTACGTTCCTCGATAATCTCTTCGAAAATGGTGGAAATGTCACGCAAGCAGCCGTAGATGCGGGTTATTCGAAGGGTTCGAGCCAGTGGCTCAAGAAAACCTTAGCCGATGAGATCGTCGAACGCACGAAAGACATCCTTTCTGTCAATGCGATCAAGGCAGCTAACCGCCTCGTTACGACAATAGACAACCCCGCCCCCGAACGCGGTGACGACTTACGTCTCAAGGCAGCAGAATCACTCCTCACACGCGTCGGCGTACGCGCTCCGGAGCAAATAAATCACAATGTAACGGCAGTACACGGCGTAGTCCTGTTGCCACCGAAAAACGAGGTAATTATCGATGGCTGAAAGCAACAAATCCACTAAAAAAGAATACCCCTTAATCTCTAGATTGAGCCACGCAGAGAAACAACTCGCCAGCGCGAAAACCCCTACGGAAAGAGCCGTAGCACAAGCACGTATAGATAACATCGTTCGCATGATGCAGGATGATTTCGACTACGGTAAGTTTTCTAAGGGCGGAAAAGCGAAAAAGAAAACCACCAAAAAGAAAACTCCGACTGTCAAAGCTCATCGTGGCAGGAAGGCAAGTTACAATGAAGGGTGATAGTCTAATAATGATGGACGGTAGATTTCTGGACTCACTGTACAGAGATCGTCAAGAAATAACCGACATGTTAAAGTCCGGCACTCTCAAGGGTAAAGACCGTAGTGAGATGGTCGAGAACTTGTTCGATACGGAAAAGATGATACGCCAGATAGAAGGCAGAGATAAGCCTATGGCTAAGGGTGGAAAGGCTTGTCGTGGACGAAAAGCAGCCGGAAGCGCCGAAAAAGCGCGGTAGGCCGAAGCGCGATCCGAATGCGCCAAAGGCCACATATAACCTATCTACAAAGGAACGTGCGAGACGCGCGGCGACGAAACGTGTCAACGCTGCGAAGCGCCGTGCCGCGAAGTCAACCAAAGCAGCAGAGGACAAACGACGCTATGCTCGAAAGCTCGAAGAACAGGCTACGAAAGTTGAAAACGCTCTTGCTGGCAAGTCCTCTGCCACAATCGATCTTGGGGATGTGGCTGCTTTGCCAGACCCAGTATCGGAGCTTGTCGGCGAAAGTGAAGTCGTCTTCCAACCGAATTCGGGTCCGCAAACGGAATTTCTGTCGGCGGGTGAGCGAGATGTTCTCTACGGCGGTGCAGCCGGGGGCGGTAAATCTTTCGCTCTCTTGGCCGATCCTTTGCGCTACTGTCACAACCCTAATCATCGTGGGCTTCTTCTTAGGCGTACTCTCGACGAACTGACCGAACTGATCGACAAGTCCCA